GCAAGGACGAGGCCCCCAACGCTGATAACACCAGCATGACGACCATCTTCCACCGTTGGAGCAACGAAATCGGGATGTTCGTCGGCACGAACAAGTTCGTAGCCTTCACGAAGTTTCCCAGCCATATTGATGCGGTCTTCTTGACCGCCCACTTCAGCGCGGATCCAACGGTGCTTGTATCCCGGAGGCGCTGGCGGCGCATCCAGGCGTGAAGGTGGAGCCCATGGTTTACGGCGCGCTTTTGTTTCACGCGTATCAGTCTCACGAGAGCTACGATTCAGCTTCGGGACTTGGTTAGTCGTATCACTCATGATCTCACTCCTTCACGTATTTAGCGTACTCTTCAAGAGGTACGCCGAGCTTTTTGGCAATCGCAACCTGACTCGGGCTCAACCGAACAGTGCGGCGTGCAGTATTGGTGACGCCGGAAGACCGGGTCGCAGGTGCTACTGTCTGCACGGGTTTTGTAGTAGCCCTGTTATTGCTCTTAGATGCGCTTCCAAACTTCGCTGGGAAGGTCTCACGCATCCGTCGATCAATTTCATCATAGTACTCTTCAGAAGTGGGGTCAAACCCCTCTTTCTGAACAAGTTCGATATGGATCCCACGGACCGCGGCGGTCATCACCATGTCCTTGCCGAACCACTCGTTTTCCTCGGCCCAAGTTTCGGCACGAGGATCCGGTTGGCGGACCGGCTGTTGTGGCATTTGCTGTGGGGCCTGCTGGCGAGCTTGTTGCTGTGCCGCAAACCGCTGGGCAGCGTCATGAAGCTGGCGCTGTTCCCACTGCACCGAGGTCAAACGTTCTTGCGCCTCGGTTTCTGTATCAAAATCACCTTCTTCGCGGGCTTTCTTGATAATCTGCTTCAAAGCCACAAGCTGCGTATCAATGCGGTTTTTCGCCTCTGACATGCGGGCAGAGTCCGAAGACCGGAAACGCTGCTCTAGTTCAGCAGCACGCTGTTGTACGCTTTTGGCGTACTCCACCGCGGCCTGTTCACGGCGCTGATGCTCACGCAGGCGGGCAGTCAGCTTGTTGATGCGCTTTTGCACACCTTCGCTGTACTGCTCCAGCTCATCTTCCTTTTTGCCTACGTCAGGCTTTTCTCCCGACGCTTCCATTTCAGGGGAATCCACCTCAACGGTAGCTTCCTCCTCGTTCTCGCCAATATCGTACTCAAGTTTTTCTTCAGCTGCTGCCATTGGGATTCTCCTCACATGTGCAGAATGTCTTCAGGATTGTTCACAACCCCGATAATTTCGTCATCGTTCAAGATGCGAATCTCGCCACCGTCAATCGAAATACGGGATCCCGCATAGCGACCAAAGATGATCCAGTCCCCTTCCTTGCACCACGGTCCGTTCGGGAACTTCGACTCATCCATGTATGCCAAGTCGCCCACCTTCAGCACGTAGCCGACCGTTGTGGCCAGCTGAGTACGTTTCTGGGTTTCTTCGGCAAGGATGATTCCGCCCTTGGTTTTCTGGGCGCCTCGGTAAGGAAGGATGGCCAAGCGCCATCCGGTCGGGGTAGGGATTAAATCTCGAACGGAACCCGTCAGTCTTTCCGGGTCTACATTGCCTTCCGAGTCATACGCATCGTCCAGGGTCGGGCCTCTTGTGGCCTTTTCCTCTGCCCTCTTGCGCTCTAGTGCGGTCATGTTATCTGCGACGGCTTCCATCATTGCTCCTATGGTTAGAAATCTTCGTCCTCAACACCCTTCTTCAGAATGTCTTTAATGGACTGTTCCACCATCTTGATACCCTCAAGACGGCCCATCAGGAAACGATACCGTTCCATGTCCGCAATCGACCCATTCAGCACCATCTGCTCCGTGTCGGCTTGCAGCTGTCGAATAGCTTTTAACATCCGTTCTGTCGTTTCTAGCATGGTCACAGTCCATGTAAAGCAAGCGGTTTACAGCCCCGCTAGAAGGCTTGCGAAGTAACTACTTACTTCTTAGGTTTCTTTTTACGCGATTTGCCTGCTTTTGACAAGGCTATCGCGATCGCTTGTTTCTGCGGCTTGCCTGCTTTCATCTCGGTCTTGATGTTGGCCGAGATGGTTTTCTTACTGCTGCCTTTCTTTAGCGGCATTGGCTGCGAGCCTCCGTACGTCTTGTTGTTCCATCAATCCAGCACGTTCACGCGCAACGTTAGCGCGCTCTTGCGCAATCGCTAACTGGCTGTCGATACGCGCCTGATTGGCCTGCATGTTGGCCTGAATCTTCTGCTGATCCAACGCCAGCTTCTGCTGGTCAATCTGATTATCCATCTGATCTTCCTGTGCACGCAGCTCGAGCTCTTTCTCTTTCAGCGCGACCACCGGATCCGCTTCACCGCCACCGCCGGTCAACTGGTTCTGCAGATCACGCACTTCCTGCATGTACTGCGCGACCTTCATGGCCACCATGCCTTCCTTCTGCAAGGCAGAAACCATGCGATCGGGGTCGGAACCGTATGCCTTGAACAATTCGGCTTCCACGTCCTCTTCGGCCTTTAAACGAACGTGCGACAGGATGTGTTTTTGCAGCGTCATCGCCGCTTGCGGGATCTGCTGCAACATCGGAGACAGGCCCATGATCAAATGTGATGCAATGTGCGCATCGTGCTGCTGACCAGCAAAGGCCTTCAGCTCCATCATGTCCAGTACGTCCGCGTTTTCCTGTGCAGGATCCTTCGGCATCTGTGAATTCTGTGGACGCAAGATTCCGTCGATGTCGCGTACGTTCAATGCGGCATAAACACGGTAATACGCCTCGTACAGGTTGTGCATCTGCGGCGCGGACTGCGCGAGCTGCAACTGGGTCTGTGCAAGGGTAATGCGCTGCGCAGTGGAGAAGATGTTCGGGTCGGCAACCGGCAGCACGGCCACCATGTTGTCGAAATCCTGCTTCTTGATCTTGCGCGATGCGCCAGGAACATCGTACGGATACTCGTCCGGCAAAAAGTCCGCAAAACCACGCGCCAGCATCTCGAATTCGAGCTTCTGTGCGTAATGCAAGCGCTTGTGAATGGCCGACATGACCATTGAGCCGCGTTCCAACAGCGCAATCGTTGTTCCAACGGCTGCCTGCTGGTTTCCGTCGCCCACTTGCATGTCTGCAATGCTCGCCAAACGGCGACCGGCGTCGACAGTAAAGCCCAACAGCGCAAACAGCGTCTGTGACGGCTCTTTGTACGGCAACGGCAGCAAAGATGCCTTCAGATCGGCACCACCAACGTCAATATCGCGCCATTCGCCCGGCTGATGCGGATCATCCGAGTCAGAAATGCGTGCGCCCTTGGTTTTGAAGCCTGCAGGCAGGTTCGCGAGCGTTCCAGCGTCGATCAACTGGCGTAATGAGCTCGTTGCAGCCTTAGAAAGACCGCCAATCAAATGAACAAAGCCCAAACCATACGCGCCAAGGCCTTCGACCAGCACGTAATGGACAAAATACTCAATTCTAGCCTTCAGATCGTCGTCTTCACGCCAATTCCGACGGATTCCAACCACCTGACCGGTGCTTTCTTCGACTGTTACGACGTACGGACGCTTAATTCCGGTGTAATTACCGTCTTCATCGCGATCTTCAAAGCCTTCCAAGTCCAAATCGACGTGGAATTCGAGCAAAAACACCTCGTCGGTGTTGGAAGTCGGCTCTAAACCGACAATTCGGTCGATTCCATCCTGAATATCGCTGACACGAAGCGCGTCTTCGGCGTCTGGGATGTAGTAATCCAAGTACTCACCGGCCCAAACACGCTTTTTGAAGTCGTTTTCGTACATCGCAATGCGATGCGTAATGCGTGGACACTGGCTCATGACGCTTGAACCGGTGTACGGGATGTATAAATCGTCCGCCAAGACCAGTTTGGACACCATCCGACCCAGCGTGGAGTCGTGATAAGTCTTCTTGAACACCGAACCACCGTAACCAAGATAGAACAACGCCTGATCCATCTCAGGTGAAAACTCTTTCATCACGGTGGTGATCTGATAATTCATGAACTCCTGAACACGGGCGGCTTGTTGCGCCTTGTCCAGTGTCTCACGGCCCACGACCTGCGTACGGACAGGACCGCCTGCTGGCATCAGTTCCTTAAACGCCTGCGACTGGAACTGAACAACCGCCTCGGTCAACATCGGATGGACCGCGCCTGACGCGCCACGGAACGGCTGCGTGCGCTCTTCCATCTTCAGGCCAAGAAGCTCAAGACCTTTGGTGTACTGGTTTTCCCATTCCTCGCGCGATGACTTGTCGGACTGGAATAAATCCATCAAGTCCATACTGACACGGCCCAAGGCGTCCGGATCGACGACCTCTGCCAAGTTGGCATAGAAATCTACGTCAGCAGAATCATCTTCGCCGATCTCGACAGTAGCTCCGCCGTCATCCTCAAGGATGATTTCGACTTCCGGTTCCTCGATGTCATTGACGATCAGCTCAAGGGCCGGGGCTTGGTTGACTGCTTTATCTACGGGCATAGTCGCCTCATTATGCAGGGGTTGTCTTTATTTGGAAAGCATCGACTTGATGTAATCAAGCAAAGAGGGGTTGAGCTCTTTGTCGCGAGTACGCCAGTAAGTATCCTCCGCCTGCCGCGATTCTGGAATATCTTCTGGGTATTTATTTGCGGTATACATCAGCGATTTCATGACCGCATCTTCTTTGTCGGCAAATTCAGTTTCATTGCCGGGGTTAAAGAAGTTGTAGTAGTTATTTACCGCGCGCTTCCAACTAGCTTGATCAGGTGCATATAGAAGATCGTTACGACGAACGCGAATTTCCTCGTCCCTTTCCTGCTCCGGGCTCATGTTCGCCGCAAACACATCCCATTTGTGGCGCTCATCATGGTCAATCTCGTGCGCGATAACGTACGGGTCGTAGCTGTCCTTGCCATACGTGTTAATTGTTCCAGGACGAATCGGATACTCCGTGCGTTCGCCTGTTTCCAACGAAGTGTACGGGATGGACCCTTCTTTATTCCATGATGGAGAAGCAAGTCCCCCGGGACTGACTTTGACATTGTAATCATTGCCCCGACCTAGCATGTGTGGGTAGAACTCTTCCGGGTTGAACTCGCCACGTTCATTATTCGGGCCAAGATACGCAGCAACTTTTTCAGCCAACATCATATCGCGCATGATGTCGAGCTGCGTCTGACGATCTGCGGCGCTTAACTCACCACTGGGCGGGCTGCCTTCGGCGCGCTTGCGGATGAACTTGGTTACTTCGCCGCCGTTGGCGTATTCAGGCTCTAACACGCCTCCACTAAAGTAGTCGCTTTCGTATGTCTCTGGTTTTGGATTGGCCACCATGTATACAGGATTTTCTTTTACCTGTTCTACAAGGGCGTCTTCTGATGCACGCGGATAGTCTTGGCTGCGCATACCTGCACGGTACATTGCCCTTACCGCACCTTCGTTTGATGCGTTGGCCCCGGCGTTTGGATACTTTTCCAAGGTCGTTTTGATCAGACCTGTGCCAATGCCTTGGCCGCGCTTATCTTCTTTGACCAAGAAGTCATTGATCAAAGGGCGATTGTCACGCTGGTTTTCGATGTCGGTGTAGACGTTGAGCGAACCGTTTTCAACTTCGATTTTGTCTACGTTGGTAGGCTTTTCTGCTTCTTCACTCCGCATAATCAGGTCTTCAGGACTCTGCTCTACAGGCTTAAAGCCGGGCAGGCCCTTCAGTTGTTCTGCGGCAGGAAGACTGGTCGGAGCGGTGTCAATGGTTGGCGGTTCAAAGCCCGGCGTCGAAGGCAATTCGGGGGCAGGAGCAAAACCACCCGGACGGCTTAGTCGCTCCATCTCGCGGCGGCGTTTTTCCATCTCATCTGCATTTGGACCAACCACAACACCTGCTTCACGCAAAGCAGCGGCATACGCCTCGTTATCTAAACGTTGTGCTGCAGGTTGTTCAACAGGCTGGCTTAGGTAGGCCTCGGTTTCTTCTGCTTTACGGCGATCGGCTCCACTAAGAAAGTTCCAGAGTGCCTGCGCAACAGACGGATCACTTGCTTCTTGGGCCGTGATCCCCGCTGCGGGAACCACTGCCTGTGGAGCCGTCATGGTCGCAACTGCCGGACCACCGGCAAAGAACTTCTGTGGGAACATCTTGTTGTACGCAAGACGTGCCTTGGACGCTTCACCACCGT